GGGTCTGCCGCCATAGGAGAGGAAATCGCCATCCTCTCGTTTTACATTCGTGACGCCGAAGATCAACTGAAAGAAATGGAATCCAACAATGCCCAGTAAAATCATCATCACCAATATCCTGCCAACTGGAACAGCATTCGCCCTGTTGGCTGATAATATGGAGTCTGTGTTTGTGAGCGCATCGGTCAGCAATTTTGCGGGCCTTCAAGTGGGCGAGACCGTGGACGCCGAGATCGTTCCGAACCGTCAGCAGCCAGACCGAACCCCGTGGCAAGCCACCAAAATCATGCGCGATGCCGCCCAGCCTGTTGCAGGACTGGAGCAGCGCGTGACTAACGAGTTGTGGGTTGAAGAGGCGACCGCTCAGGAGCTTTCAGAGGCGCTGGGCGCTGACCTGACCGCCGTACAAGTCACGCTAGACCGCATGATGTCGCAAGGCAAGGTAAGGGCATACTCGGTCTACGCGATTCTCTTGGAGGGCACGCATGACTAACGCAATACAGAATGCAGCAGAAGACGTTACGCTGCGCGCAACGCTGCTGCGCATCAAGCGCAAAGCCGACATTATGGTAATGGATGCACCGCGCGGCACGTTAGCAGAACAAAACGCCATCGAGTTTCAGTTGCTCGCTGGCATCGCCCTGCGCTGTATCGAGAAGAAAACAGAATGAGACTAAAAAATCTTACAGAACTGGCCGACCTACTGCGTGGATTGGATAACAACAGCCCCCGCCGCAAGACGGGCTTTGACATGAACAAATCCGCATACTGCATCGGCGGGTGGGTGCAATACCTCAACAGGAACACGCGCGACCTTGAACTGGATCGCGCGGTCGCAACCATCTGCCCCCCAGACATGTCCAGTCATGAAATCTATAACCTGTGTTACCCCAGAGGCATTGGTAATCCAGCGTGGAAAGCCACGCCGCAGCAGGCAGCCAAGGCGGTTGAAATCCTGCGAGACACGGGCAAGTGTGATTGGGAGGAGGTAATGAAATGAGACGAAATGTATATACCAATGTTGCCCCGTTTGGCCTCTGCACCCCCAATGAGCAAGCAGAGTTCCGCACCATGCGTGACGCAGGATACAATATTATCGTGTATGAGGTTGACGGCGAGTGGGTTGACGCAAACGCCCGAAGCTTTTGGCTTTCCAAGGTCTACCGAGTGAAACGAAAGGAAACAAAATGACACAAGACAGCCACAATGAAAAGCGCCGCAAGCACCTAGCGATGATGGACGATAAACAAAAAATACCAGAACTAATTGCTGATTTAGACACCAGCACAACGCTGACGATTGAGGAGGCAATTAAAAAACTGCGCGGTATGGACGGAAATCATGACGGGCTTGGTGGTGTTAATTTTTTTGGAGAGACGGCATACCTGCTGGAGGGGCTGTATCTGACTGGCCTTGCAGCATACGCCCGCGAGGCAGAAACGCAGGCGCGGCACGACAAAAAAATTGATGACCTAGAGGCCAAGCTGGCAAAAATCAAAGGAGAGACAAAATGAGTATCCCGACTTGGACTATACTTGCCCTATCGCTGGGCGGGCCATTCGAAGGCGAGCCGCCGGGCGCCGCGCTGATGTTCCCGTCTTACGCAGAATGCAGCGCGCAGATCAACACGCTGCGCACTGTGTTTGAAGCGCAAGGGCTGGACGTTATAGGGGTGCATTGCATAGGGACGAGCGCGCCGAGCGTGTCGCCGTTCCCGAAAGCGAGGCCGAAATGACCGCATATTACAACGAATTTGACCCAAAGGCCGCTGCGTGGCTGCGCGAACTGATCAAGCAAGGGCACATCGCTGATGGTGTCGTAGATGAACGGAGCATAGAAGATGTCACCCCAAACGACCTCAAAGGATTTACCCAGTGCCATTTCTTCGCAGGGATTGGCGTCTGGTCTTACGCCCTGCGCCGCGCAGGATGGGCTGATGACAGACCCGTCTGGACAGGATCTTGTCCCTGCCAACCTTTCAGCGCGGCAGGCAAAGGCACTGGGTTTGCTGACGAGCGGCACCTCTGGCCAGCCTTCCACCACCTCATCAGCCAGTGCCGCCCTGACACTGTCCTTGGTGAGCAAGTTGCAAGCAAAGACGGCCTCAACTGGCTCGACCTTGTATGCGCTGACTTGGAAGCAGCGAATTACGCCGCAGGGGCGGTCGATCTCTGCGCTGCGGGCGTCGGCGCGCCGCATATCCGACAGCGCCTCTGGTGGGTTGGGACACGGTTGGCCGACGCCATGCGCATCGGACAATCGGGACAGGGGATCATGGGACGACCCAGCAATCCAGAGACGGAAGGAGATTGGCAAGAGCATAGAGTTGTCAATGCTGGTGGGTGTCGCGTGCTGGGGAACGCCCCAAGCGCGGGATTGGAAGGGGCCGCAGGGGCGGGCCTACAAGGGGCTGTCGAACGACCTTCCCATGCAGGCGATCATGGCGGGATGGCCGACGCCGCAGGTCGCGGACAGTTGGACGCCCTCAACGGAAGCCAGCGAGGACAGGGAGTGGAGCAAATCAAACTTGCGAGGGGCAGCATCAACGTTCAATTACAAAGGCCCAGCCCGACTAACGGCTTCTGGGGATCTGCTGATTGGCTCTTCTGCCGGGATGGAAAGTGGAGGCCAGTTGAACCCGGCACATTCCCGCTGGCTCATGGGGCTCCCTCCCGCGTGGGACGACTGCGCGGTTACGGCAATGCAATCAATGCCGAGGCGGCTCAAGCATTCATCGAAAGCGTAAAATGAGAGTGAGCAAGCAGAAGATGCCCGCTGGCGGATCTGCCAGCGATAAGCCTAGTATGTATGCCATCAGAGACGCGATCACCGCGCCGCGCAAGCAGATCGAGGTTCCGGTGATGTCCACGCATACAATGGAGCGGCGCGTCGCGATCGTCACAGTGCCGCGCGCGCCTTGGGAGGTGGAAAATGGATGATGGCTTTAAGGTTATTCTTGCGGTAGAGCTGCCAGCTATGGTGTGCCTCTAGGTCGGTCATTCTTTATTCCTTGAGCTAATTGCAGCCGCCTTCTTCTTGGCGTCTGCCTTGCTACTGGCGCCCCAGGCCATCAGGGATTTGAGCAGCCTGGTCGGCTCGCCGTCCGTGTCCCGCTCCGGCCCAGCCATGTTTCCCATACGCGCCAGGAAACTTGCGCGGCGCGGGTTGTCGCCAGACTTGACCGGAGCCTTTAGATCCGAGCCTGGGTTCTCGCGCTCATAAGAGCGACGCCCCTTTTCGTTTAGGCCGCCGCTTTCTGATTTGCCTTCCTTGCGCTGCCAAGCTGCAGACTTAGGCATTCTTCTTCTCCTTGAATGGCCCAGCCTTGCGGGTCATCAGAGAGTAAGTTTTCTTGTTGATCGTGCTGTCGTCTTTGTCACGAGACGTACCAGCTGCCTTGCGTGCGTTCATGTTGGCATATAGTCCAGGCTTCTTATTCATGGTCATCACTCCAAAATTTTAATTAACGTCATCGTACTCATAGCGAAACTTTTATGCGGCTAATCTCGCCCCGCTGTTTGTGAAACGTAATGGCCTGCATCTGCGACTGCGCCCCATACGCACTGGAGGCGGCGTGCGCATCGCGCGGTGTCACAGCCCGCAATTGCTCAACCTGGACACCGCCGATGTCCTGCATTTTGGCATGGTGCAGGTGTCCCGTAAAGTAGAAACGAAACCGCGTCCGACCCCATACCTCTGGCCACTCGCTCGCCAAGTGCATAACGAGACGCGCCGCTTTTGCCTTGTCGCCGTGGTGCGCGGCCAGCAGACACAAGCCAAATTCCATGATAAAAAAATCGCCCGAGTTTTTCTGCACCTCTATGCGCGGGTTTTCCCTGTACCGTTGGGCCATCCCCACCCGAACCGCAAGGTACGCATCTCGGTCGTGGTTGCCCTTGATTATTGATACCAGAACCGTGGCGTGCTTTGTTGCGGCCAGCTCTATGGCCGCCGTCAGCGCGTCCACGGCGGCCTCTATCGTCTGGTCAATTCGCGTGTCCACGTCTAAGACGTGGCCGCTCTGCGTTGTGTTTGTGTTGTCGTTATGGTGGAGAAAATCCCCGCCCACGAGGATCACACCAAATTTTGATGACGGCGCTGATGCAATGCAGTTTGTGATTCCGCGCACCAACCGCCGTGCGGCGATCTCTGTATTGTACGCCTCGCCCGTCTCGCCCTTATTTGCCCGCATCCCCAAATGCACGTCAAAAATAGGGTACACTGTCAGCAAATCCTCGTCGTGGGCTTGATCCTTCTGGATTTCTGGGATGGCCTTTACCCCGTCCATCGCCTCGCGGACGCGCTCAACCATGTCCTGCGCTAAATCGTCCTTTGGTAGCTTAAAATACAGGGACGCCTTTTCGGTTTTTAGCCACCCCGAATGCAGCAGATCTGCGTCCTGTAGCCCAGCCCCGTCCATCGCATCTGCAATGGCGGGGTCGATGTGCGTTTCCGCCCGTTTGATTATGCGTCTTACCTCGCGCGCATCCATCCCCGTCACGCGCGCGACCTCGTTTTTGTTCCCCAATTTCTGGAACAGATCGTATATCTCGCGCTGGCGCGGTGTCATTTGCAGGCCGCATCAATCATCATGACGAGCGTTGCGCCAGTGACGACAGACGCGTCCCCGCCATCCTCGGCCAGCGCGGCAGCGTGTTTTGTCCGCGCAGAGGCTGTGCCGTCGCAGAGCGCGTTATTGTTTACCGCGCTCGCGCAGCCAGTCACGAAGGACAGCAGGGTCATCGTCGATAGAGCTTTCAACATCATCAATCTCCTTTCGGGTTTTGGCGTATGATTCAGCCGCGTCGATGGCAAACTGTTGGCGCTGATCGCGCCGTCCCGCCACCCACGCCGCAAACAAAAGAGCAGCGATCCCTGCAAACCACATCGCGGTACGCTTGATCCACCCAAACATCAGCGGTCACCATCCGCCCACTTGCGGAGACGCTCACGCATGACCCACAGCGCGGCAAGAACAATAATCCCAGCAAACGCCAAGGCCACAATCTGGGCCGTGCCATCAAGTGCGCCCACTGCCGCTACGCCCGCGCCCGCGCCCGATACGATCTGCACGGCGGATGCCTGCACGGTGCTGGACTGCGCGGCGCTCTCGCGCGGCGCTGGCGGTTTGGCTTTGGTTTCCCACTCGACTGCGGGGTACACGTTGCGATCAAGCTCGAAATGCGGCCCATCTTTAAATTTCTTCCAGTCGCCGCCCCAATCTATGGCCACGCCCTCGGCCTCGGCGGCGGCCTTCACGGCTGGCCCAAGTTTATCATACAGCGGCCAATCAAACGCGCTTTTGCCGTCAGGCCCGATGGGCAGCAGGTCGATTGCGTGTCCCGTCAGGTGGCGACTGTTTAGCGTCTGGGATGCGCCGCTGGCGACAAGCTGTTTTTGTCGCGCAAGAGTGCGCAGCCCTTCAATCACCACAAAGTCCAACGGGCTGTCTTGCAGCGCGCGGTCTAATACGCGGCGCAGGTCGGGGTGAATGCCGACCATGTTCTTTAGGCTGCGTGATCCGAATTTGCGTGTCATTTTCCCACCCGTGCGATTAAGGATTTGATGTCGTCGCGTATCTCAGTCAGCACCGCGTTTGTCTCGCCGCGCGAGCGCTGGGCGGCGTCCATGTCCTCGCGGCGCTGATGCCATAGCCGCTTGATCTCTTTGCTGTTTTCGGCATTGCTTGCTTCTAAGCGGACGAGCCAGACGACCACCGCATATCTCTTTAC